TGTAATATATCTATTAATATATATATATAATATATTATAATATAATTATAATAATATATTATAATAATATTAAATACTTATAAGGAAATTAAAATGACGCAATGGGTACGAAGAGAAAAATGTAAATCATGTGGTTCAAGTAAGGGATTAAACATACATGAAGATGGACATGCCTTTTGTTTTTCTTGTAGAGAATGGTTTAAAGGTGATAAGGAGAATGTAATGCAATCAGAAAAAGTAGTTAGCCTGGCAGATAAAAAAGATTTATCTTGGACAGGAGAAGTAAGTGCCATACCAGATAGAAGGATAGATTCAGATGTTGTTAAGAGATACGATAGTTTAGTTAAAAAAAATAATGGTTTAATTACACATCATATTTATAAATATTATAACCTTGATGGTAGCCATACTGCTAGTAAGATACGTCAGGTAGAAGGTAAAAAAATCTGGAGTGAAGGTAACATGAAAGATACTTTACTATTCGGACAGAACTTATTTAAGTCTGGTGGTAAAATCATTACTGTAACGGAAGGTGAGTTAGATGCCATGTCTGTGTATCAGATGATGGGTAAGAAGTATCCTTCTGTATCACTTAAAAATGGAGTACATAGTGCAGTAGAAAATTGTAAACAATCGTTAGAATATTTACAATCATTTGAAACTGTAGTGTTATGTTTTGATAGTGATGAACAAGGTAAAGAAGCAACATTAAAAGTTGCTCAGTTATTTGAACCAAACAAATGCAAGATAATGAAGATGGCTTTGAAAGATGCTAATGAATATTTAAAAATGGGAAGAGCAGTACAGTTTACAAATGAGTTTTGGAACGCACAACCATATACACCTGCAGGTATAACTAATCTTGGGGAACTTGGTTCAGCTTTATATGAAGAAGCTTTTTGTGAAACTGTTTTATTTCCTTGGACTGATATGAATACTAAGACCTATGGTATGCGTACTGGAGAACTGATTACCTTTACAAGTGGTGCAGGTATGGGTAAGAGTTCTATCATGCGTGAGTTAATGCACCATGTAATGAACACTACAAAAGATAACATAGGTATACTAGCACTAGAAGAAAACATTAAGAACACAGCTTTTAATATCATGTCTGTTGAAGCTAATGCTAGACTGTATATTAAAGAAGTTAGAGAAAAGTTTTCTGCAGAACAATTAAAAGAATGGGAAGAAAAAACTATAGGAACAAAAAGGTTCTTTGCTTTCGATCACTTTGGTTCTATTGGAAATGATGAGATACTAAGTAAGGTTAGGTACATGGCTAAATCATTAGACTGTAAATGGATATTCCTGGACCATCTATCTATCTTAGTATCAGGACAAGAAGACAATGGAGATGAAAGAAAATCTATTGATATTCTTATGACAAAGTTAAGGTCATTGGTTGAAGAAACTGGAATAGGATTACTCTTGGTTTCTCATTTACGAAGACCAACTGGAGATCGAGGACATGAAGATGGTAAAGAAGTTTCTTTATCACATCTACGTGGCTCTGCATCTATAGCACATCTATCTGATAGTGTTATAGCATTAGAAAGAAACCAACAAGCAGATGATCCAGACCTTGCTAACACAACGACAATACGTATCTTAAAGAATAGATACACAGGAGAAACAGGAGTAGCTTGTCATCTACATTACAATAAAGAAACTGGTAGAATGATACAAGTAGATGATCCTGAAGAAGGTGGAGATGATTTTTAACTTGACACTTATTAAAAGGATATGCTATAATGTGTAACATGTGGAAACATTATTGTCCTGTTGAAGAAACTGACATGGACATTGGTGAAACTGAAGAATGTAATTGGTGTGGTGCAACAGAAGAAAGTGAAGAGAATGACAACAGCGATAGTTGATATAGAAACCAACGGCTTGAAAGAAGCTGTAATAAAAAATGGTAAGATAACAATACCAAAAGCAACAAAGATACATTGTATTGTTGCCAAGTGTTATGATACTGGAAGAATTAAAACTTGGGTACAAGATGAGTGTAAAGAGTTTGCTGAATGGTCAAAGTTAATTGATACATTTATTATGCACAATGGTTTATCTTTTGATGCACCACTACTTAATAAGTTTACATTATCTAATATTAAACCAATACAAGTACGAGATACGTTATTAGAATCTCAACTCTTTAATCCTAGCAGAGAGGGAGGACATTCCTTACAAGCCTGGGGACAAAGATTACATCAACCTAAAGGAGATGTTGATAGCTTTGAAGTATATACACCAGATATGTTAGAGTATTGTAAACAAGATACTGAAATAACTTATATGGTTGCTAAACAATTAGAAGAAGATAAAAGAAAATTCTCTGATGAATCTTTACAGTTAGAACATAAGGTAAGAAAATTGTTAGATGATCAAGAGGAGAATGGCTTTGCTTTTAATTTAAAAGATGCTATGACATTAAACGCACAACTAAGTGATGAGCTATATGAGTTAGAACAATGGTCATTAAAAACTTTTGAACCTACTATTATTGAATTAAAAACAAAGACTAAAGAGATACCATTTAATATTGCATCTCGTCAACAGATTGGACAAAGACTTATGGACAGAGGTTGGAAACCTACCATACGTACTGAGAAAGATCACGTTGTAGTTAATGAAGCAGTATTAAAAACCATAACAGAACCAGATCTTATTCCGTTAGCTACAAAGTTTATTAGATACTTTCTTATACAGAAAAGATATGTTATGATTAACTCTTGGATTAATAATTGTAGAGATAATGGTAGAGTACATGGTAAGGTAATGACATTAAGAACTGTAACAGGTCGTATGGCACATCATTCACCTAACATGGCACAGATACCTGCAGTCTATTCAGAGTATGGAAAAGAATGTCGAAACTTATGGACAGTTTCTAATACTGATACACATAAATTAGTGGGTACTGATGCAAGTGGATTAGAATTAAGATGTCTTGCTCATTATTTAAAAGATGATTCTTATACAGAAGAAATATTAAATGGTGATATACATACCAAGAACATGGAACTTGCAGGTATTACAGATAGAGATCAAGCAAAGACTTTTATATATGCTTTTCTTTATGGTGCAGGATCTGAAAAGATTGGAAGTATACTAGGGTTAGATAAAAAATCTGGAACAAAACTAATTAATAAATTCTTATCTAACTTACCATCACTAAGAAGGTTACGATCAAGGGTTGAGAAGAGTGCAAGATCTAAAACTTTACGTGCTATTGATGGTAGAATACTTCATATACGGAGTGTTCATGCTGCTTTGAACACTTTATTACAAGGAGCAGGAGCAATCATTTGTAAACAATGGCTTGTTAATATGATGGAACAAGTTAATGAACAGCAATTAGATGTTAAATTAGTAGGGAGTATACATGATGAATATCAATTTGAGGTTATAAACAAAGACGTAGAAGCATTCTGTAAGATAACAAACTTAGCTATTAAAGAAACAGAAAAAACTTTACAAGTTAGATGTCCTTTAGATAGTGAGTATAAAGTTGGAAAAACTTGGGCAGAAACTCATTAAAATGCTTGACATATTATTTAGAACATGTCATAATAATGTAATTAAAATAAACAGCCAATGAAAGGAAACGATATGGCGAACATGATAACAGGTACAGCATACTATGCTTCTGTTACAGAACCAAACACTAACTATGAACCTGTATGGTCGATTAATGTTTGTGATCTTGACGAAGAAAGTATGAAGACTGTAGTAGAAGATGGTTTAATTATTAAACCATCTTCTAATAAACATCCAACAGATTATGTTGTGATTAAGCAGAAAGTAAACAATCCAAAGGGTGGTAAGTTTAATGCTCCTATAGTATTAGATGCTTTGAAAGAACCTTGGGATGGACGTAAGATTGGTAATGGTTCTAAGGTACGTGTACTGTATAATCCTAGAGCTTGGACATATGCAGGTAAAGAAGGAGTTACTGCAGACTTAAAGAAGGTACAGATTGTAGACTTAATACCTTACGCAGACGCATCAGGTAGTGATGAGTTTGATGTTGTTGAAGGTGGGTATGTTATTCCACCTGAATCTAAAGATGCTTTTGCAAACTAATAACGTAAAGGAAATAGGAGGCATTACATTTATTTGTAGTGCCTCTTTACTTATACAATGAAAAAAATTGATACTTTAGTAGAAGATATAAATAAATTATTTACATCTGAAGACCCACCTATTCCTGAAAAAGAAGTTGATGCTCTTATAGATACGTTTGCTGTATCTATTAAAGAACATTTAAAAACATTTCTTTATGAACAACCTAGAAGGAATAGTAATTTAAGACTGTCTGTTATTGGTAGACCAGACAGACAGTTATGGTACGATATTAATCAACCAAATGAAAAACCTTTATCTTCTAGTTTAAGAATTAAATTTTTATATGGTTATCTTTTAGAAGAGTTATTAATATTATTATCATCAGCATCAGGACATAAAGTTACACACCAACAAAGAGAAGTTACTGTCGCAGGAATTAAAGGACATCAGGATTGTATGATTGATGATTTTCTTATTGATTGTAAGAGTGCATCTTGGAGATCCTTTCAAAAGTTTAAGAACAATACTCTTTCAGAGGACGATCCTTTCGGATACATAGCACAGATGTCTGCCTATGCTGAAGCAAATGGTGTAGACGAAGGTGGCTTTCTTGTAATAGATAAACAAAGTGGAGAGTTATGCCTATCAAAAGTAAACTCATTGGAAATGATTAATGCAACAAAAAGAATCACACATCTTAAAAAAATCGTCAAAGATAAGACAGCACCTAGTAAATGTTTTGATGACCTTCCTGAGGGTAAGTCTGGAAATCGTAAGCTCGATATGCGTTGCGTCTTCTGTTCTCATAAGTCTAAGTGTTGGAGTGATGCTAATGATGGTAAAGGACTTCGTATCTTTCAGTATGAAAGGGGTAAGAAATATCTTACGCAAGTTAAAAGAGAACCTAATGTAACGGAGATTACATCTTGATAAATCATTGGGTTAGGTATGGAACTGATGAACTTTTCTTACCTAACCTGGATAAGTTTGGGTTTGTTTATATTATAACGAATACTAAAACAGAGAAAGCTTATGTAGGTTGTAAACAATATCTAATAGGCAAGGCTAAGAAAGAATCTAAGTGGCAAACTTATATGGGTTCATCTAAATATTTAAATGCAGATATAAAAAAAATAGGTAAAGAAAATTTTAGGTTTGAAGTTATAGCAGAGTATAAAAACAAAAGAAGTTTAAGATACTATGAGATGTACTATCAAATAAAATGGGATGTACTTACTGCTGTGATAGAAGGTACAGACGAACCTGCATTTTATAATTCATATGTAGGTGGTAAATTTTTTCCACCTATTGAGATGTATGAAGATCCTGAGTGGAGAAGAAAGATAGGTGAAGCTAATTCAGGAGAAAAACATGGTAGCTATCGAGGTAAAGCAGAATTATATCTTAATGGTAAACGAATAGTTGTTAATTGTCTAGGAGTATGGTGTAATAAAAATGGTTATGATATAGGAGTAGTATGTAGAATAGCACGTACTACTAGAGATGGATTTATTGAAAATGTTAATATTAAAGGAGGACCTAAAATAAAAAGAAGATCATTATCTTCTAATGGACCTTTAGGCATTATAACAAAAGTAAAATGGTTAGATGACAATGACTAATGAACCTGATATAATTTATGTTGAACAGTTATTTGCATCTGAACCAGAGAGTTCTGAACGACAGTTGTTTCTTTCTGTTATACTTCAGGCTCTCTTAGATGCAACAAAAGAAAAGATACCAAATGAAAAGATACGAACTACATATGATAGAGATAGAGCAAAGGCTTGGTTGTTAGTTGAGGTTGGAGTAACCTGTCAAAACTTTGAAGACGTTTGTGATATGGCAGGAGTAAATCCTGAAGTTACAAGAACATTTGCATATCAAGTTGTCAACTCTAAACAAAAAGATTCTATACGTAAACAGATAAAAAACATACTCGGAGGTGGAAATGAATAAAGAAGACAGAGGAATGTCTAGAGAAAGTCACGAAAATTTTATGGTAAGAAAATTAAAAGAAGATAAGGAAGCATACCAAAAAATAATGAAAGGCACATATGAATTTGAGTATGGTAAAGCTACTGATGAACAAGTAGGTGGTAGCCACTATAAAGATTGTGCTATACAACCTATAGATTATATAGTTAAAAATAAGCTTGACTTCCTAGAGGGTAATGTGGTAAAATATATAACTCGACATAAAGAAAAAGATGGACCTGAAGATATAAAAAAAGTAATACATTATGCACAGTTAATCTTAGAGTTAACATATGGTATTAAAAAAACAAAGGAAAAATAAATGGCATCATTAATGGGAAGTAATTATTTACCTACTGAGTATCAATCATTCATTCACATGTCTAGGTACTCACGTTGGTTAGAAGAAGAAGGTAGAAGAGAAACC